ATCGACGAGTCGATCGTGGCTGGCCAAGTGATGGTCGCCATCAGGTACCGATGCTGGTCCCTCGCACGATGAATTCCACGGGGTACTCGCCCTCGCGGTCGTCGAACGAGAAGACCCCGCGCGCCCAGAAGGAGAACGAGTCGCCGACGAACAGCGTCGGCTCGCGGGCCATGATCGGCTGGCCCTCTTCTGCCCAGGCGCCAGGCTCTCCCAGCTCATCGCGCGCGAGCTGGACGAAGTTGCCGCCCTCGCCGCCGATCGCGATGGTCAGCTCGCGCAGATGGGTGTCGCCCGTGTTGTGGATGAAGATCTGCTGAGGCTCGCCGTAGGCGAAATCGGTCCCGGCCCTGATCTCCCCGAGGGCGATCATGTCGAAGGCGTCCGACCCGTCCTCGGCTCTCACACTGAGCGTGAGGTTAGCTGGCATCCTCGATCGGCTCCGAGATCGTGTACTGGATCGTGCCGTTGCTCTCGTCCCGGACGACGGTGTTCTTCGTCGGCCCCGGCTTCGGGACCTCGACGTGGACGTTGACGACCGGCTGGGGAAGATTCTGCACGATCTTCTCGGCCATCTCGATGGCGTCCCGGTGGCGATGTTCGGAGACAGCCTCCACGGTGGCGTCGTCGTCCTCGTCCCACTCAGGATCGGCAGCCATCCCTCCCAGCGTGAACTGCTGAGAGTCACTAGCGGCCAGGGCGTCCCGCCGTGCCTTCTGGTTCTCGTGACGGTCCGGCTTCAGCCGCTTCTCGAAGAAGGCGTCCACGTCGGCAGAATCGTGGCCCATCGCTTCGAGGCGGTGCGACAGCTCGCCGATGGAGTCGTCGTCCAGGCTGCCCAGCATCTTGCGCAGGTAGCCCTTCGGCATGGAGATCCGCACCTTGCGCCGGGCGCGCTTCAGCGGGCCAGTGGAACGGAGCGTCTGGTCGAGCCAGTCCACCAGGTCGTTCTTCCGCTGCTGCGTCACGGCGTCGAGGAACTGCTGGATGTCCACCTGTTCCGGGGCCTTCGCGCGGCCCTGAAGGAAGTCCTTGATGTCGCCCTCGTCCATCGTCTCGAACTCGCGCGCGGCCTCGCGCACGGCATCGAGCATCCGGCTGTACTCCACCGGGTCCACGTTGGCGGGCGGCTCGACCTTCTTCCTACCACCACCGCCGCCGGAACCGAACTTGCCGGAGCGCGTGTCGTGGAGCTTGTTGCCGGACTTCTGTCCGACCGCCGTCTTCGCGACGCCGGAGCCGGGCACGTCGGCCAGCAGAATCCCGTCCTTCGAGAAGCGCAGCATGGCTAGTCTCCGTCAAGAAGATCGGCCCAAGGTGGGCTTGGAAAGTCCAGTAGTACAAGGGTCACAGCGGCTTGAATGTCTTCGTCACTCATCGTGCGGTTGAACTGGTCCCACTTGAGCGTGGTATCGGCTGGAAAGGCGGTGCAGCAGCCCTTGTGTCCCTTCGGGCGCGCACACTTAGCAACGCGATCGCACTTCTTCATGGTGTCAGCGCATCATTGAGTCCACTACTGCCAGCAGAGTCCTGCTCTCTGCCTCGGGGGTCATGTCGTTGCTGAGGGTCAGCACGCCGTCGTCGTAGCGGATCTCGTCCGTATCCCTGCGCTCGACGGTCAGCTCGACGGGAACCATCCGCCAAGCCAGCGTGCCATTCGGGTGCTCGTCCTCCTTGAAGGCGGCTTCGAGCGTGAAGATCTGCCCGTTTCGGTCCACGCAATCGGCATCGGTGTCGTCGCCGCCTCGGGCGTCGAGAGCTTGCACGCGGTTGATGCCTGCGGAGCGAGCGGCCATCAGCGTGGCGGCGTTGTAGACATCGCGGACTTCTGTCCGCACGAGTCGGTCGGCCTTCCAGTCGGCGAAGTCGCTGAAGTGCGCGCGAGCGAGCTTGGCCAGCTCGTCCCGGTCCGTGACGCCCTCGGCGATCTGGCGCTCGATGAAGTCCCGCACCTCGGTCCGCGTGGTCTGGGCCACCTTGGAGGCGAAGTCGGCCGTGTGGCGCCGGATCCAGTCCTCGGCGTCCTCGTTATCCAGCTTGCCCTCGACGTTCGACCGGCGCAGTTCGATGGAGGCCGCGCGGCGCGAGAGCCGACCGAACAGATCCAGCGTCCGTTCGAGCGCAGGCTCCCACTTCGGGCTGGCCTTCCACTTCGAGATGATGCGGTCGGCGATCTGCCGGGGCGTGGCCAGCTCCACGTCGTCGCTCTGGAACTGAAGCGCCAGCTCGATCGGCTCGTCGTCTTCGGTCACGGCGTCGATCGCGTTCTCGTACTCGTCGCGATACACGTCGCGGTAGAGGTTCCAGAGCTGCCGGGCGTAGCTGATGACCGTGGGGTCCTCGTAGTGCGGCGAGGGCGGCAGATTCTCGATGAACGAGTTGGCCGAGTCCGCCAGCATGATCACGTCGATCGGCGCGGGCTGGACGTAGGCGAAGCCGGTGGCCGTGGGGACAGGCGTGAGGCCCACCGTCCCAGCGCCGCCCGCCACCGGGGCCGGGGCATTGGCAGCGGCGGCCTGGGCTTCCAGGTCGGCCTGGCGGGTCTCCTGTTCCGCGACCGAAAGAGTCGGGATGCCACGGTCGGTGAGGATCTTCTGGATGTCCACCATCTTCTGGATCTCACGCGCGCCAGACTCCTGCTGGCCAACGAGCTGAACCAGCTCGCGCATGAACTCCACGTCCTCGTCGCCGAAGCCCTGGACGATGACCTCGGCAGATCCCCCGGCCTGGACGAACTCGGGGTAGTTGACCGCGAGCCACTGGGGGATGACGTAGCGGTTGAGGTGCTGGACCATCTGCTGGTTCAGCACGGCCTGGGATTCGACGAAAGATTCGCCCATCTCGGCGGCCACATTGCGAGAGCTGGTGCCGCCCTTGCCTTCGAGGAACGCCTGCTCAGGGATCCACAGGGAGCGCAGCTTGGCCACGTCGAGGTAGTCGAACGATCTGTCGAACGGCTCGAAGTCCACCGCGTCCTTGGTGAACGCGATCTCCCACTGGCGGATCGTGCCACGCCCGTTGGCGTCCTCGTAGACCTCGGACGGCATGGCGATCACGCCGCCGGACCGAATCCGTTCGCCCATCGCCAGCGCGTACTCGCCGTAGCTCGTGCGCTCGCCCGAAGCGGGGTCGATGAACTCCCCATCCGGGTGGTAGACGATGACGCTCGGGTCGCCCTTCTTCTCGAAGGCACGGTCGGCGATGGCCCAACGGAAATGCCAGCTCCACCACGGCTTGTAGGCGTAGCCGAGGCGGGGGTAGCCGAAGATCGAGCCGAAGTTCTGCTCGCGCTCGTTGGTGATCCACAGCGAGTGGGCCAGGTCGATCTTGAAGGTCTCTTCCTTGTTCGTTCCGCCTGCGCCGCCGGAGGAAGCGCGGGCGCCGATCGTGCTCAGGAAGGTCTGGTAGGCCGTGCCCGCCGGGGCGTACTCGATGCCGTCGAACTCGCCCAGGTTGTTCCACACGGGCGTCACGCCCTCGGGACGCAGCGGCACGAAGTCCTTGATGGCGATCGGCTGGATCCCGCCCTCGGACCAGATGCCCTTTTCTGTCCGCGTGCCGTCGTCGGCCGTCTCGATGAAGGTGCCCGCCGGGACGCGGAACTCGAAGCGCTTGACGCTGGCCTGGAAGCCGAAGTCCAGGCTGTTCATGTACTGCAAGACGAAGTTGGCCCAGACGCGACGCAGGTTCTCGTCGAGGTGGGCCGCGATCTGCGCGTTCGGTCCGCTGCTGTCGAGCGCGTTGACGTACCACCGCGCGCGCACATGAGGCGTCTTGATGAAGCTCAGCCCGAACCCGATCATCGGGTCGCGCCGCATCCTGCGGAGCTGCGACAGGGCGATGCGCTCGGTCTCGAACGGGTCGCCAAGCTGGTCGGCGACATCGCGCCAGTTGTTGAAGACCGACGACAGGCGGGTGGAGGGTGCGACCTCCTTGCCGCCTACGGCAGCACGGATTGAGGCAGCCTCTTCGGCGGTCAGGTCAGCGCTGGGAGCGCCGTTCCCTGACGTGCGCGTCACCTTCACGGGCGGCATCTACGTCCTCACTCTCGTCACCGGCTCACCCAGGCTCTTCCGCCACTCGTCGAACTCGTCCTTCCGACCCTTGAAGCCTATCGGCGGCATGGGCGCGTTGTCCTGGCGGACAGAAACCGAAGTCCGCTGGATGGTACGGGCCTGGGGGAGCGTCGTGCCGATCGCGCGTCGCTTGACCTTCTTGATGTTCGCGAGCGCGTATCGGAAGTTCGACATGCAGTGGTTGAACTCGTCGAGCTGCTTGGTCGGATCTGCCGCTCGCTCGTCTCGGCGCCACGCCTTGATCTCCTTCACGAACATGGGGCACTTCTCCCCGTCCACGTACATGAGATCGTCGTCGAACACGTCCTTCACGATCTTGATGTGCTCGTCGAACTCGCGCGTCGTGTGCCAGACAGTCAGCAGACCCTTGGCCTTCCAGTCCATCCGGGCAGCCTTGCCCTGGGGGTCGGCGTAGCGCTCGTAGGGGCGCCAGTGCGGCCAGATCGCCCGGTACTCAGCTTCCTTACGCTTGACTAGCTCGGCCAGCTTGTCATTGCCGATCTCCGCGACGTAGATCTCGTCGAAGCAGACGAGAGTGCCCTCGAACAGACGCTTTCTGCTGCGCTTCGCGGGATCGAGCTGCATCCACTCGTCCACGTCGATCTCGACCGTGAGGTACTGGTACCAGTTCACGGCGTGAGGGTTCGTTCCGCCCCAGTCCACCGCCTGGAAAATCGGTCCGTTCTCAGGGTCGGGGACGAAGCCTCTGATGCAGTGCTTCTCGTCCTTCCACTGGGGCACGTAGTGGAACTTCAGCTCGGGCTTGGAGCAAAGCTGCTGGACCTCGAACGTCTCGCGATCGTTCTCCTTGAACTGCTTCACCGTGTCCTGGTAGGGCTGCCAGCCACGACTGCGGTGGAAGTCGCCAGCGCACACGTCACGCAGGAGGCGCGGCGAGCCGTCGTCCCACTCTCCCCGCCGGTGCTTGTGACACGGACACTTCAGAGCGTCGGGCAGATCCGGCCGGGCGACCTGGCAGTTCTTGACCTGCGCGGCGGTCTCCTTGATGCACCACATGTAGAGCTTGCGCGGCGGCGTGTAGCCCTCGGAGATCGCCTTGTCGATCTCGTTGATGAGGGCCTGCACGCGGCCGGACGGACCCTTGCGCGTGGACGTGGCGATGTCCTGCGGGATGATCTGTCGGCCGTCGCGCGTCTTCCCGGAGACCGTCATGTTGCGCGACTCCTTCCAGGTGTCGTCGCGCATCAGCTCGATCTCGTCCGCGTGGCTCTTCTGCGGGTGAGGGCCGTTCACGGCCTCGGCGGTCGTGCCCAGCACCTCGATCTTCGACCCGTTGGTGAAGATCGTCTCCTTCATCAGCGACGAGACGACCTCGGGGATCCGGTTCCCGTCCTGGTCGTAGACCCATTGCTTCAGGTGGGCGTAGGCTCGGAACGACTGAGCCTCAATAGCGCCGAACGTGCAGGACTCGCAGCCGGGCTTGAAGCGAGAGTTGAGCCAGTGCAGCACGGCGACGAGAAAGGTCTTGGCGCCGCCTCGATTCGCGACCCCCAGGGCCGCTTCTGTCCGCTCGAAGAAGAGATCCGCGAGGAAGTCGAACGGGGCTTGATGGTCTTCGCAAACGGCCACCCTCGGAATGTCGATGCCAAGCTCGGCGATGAGCCAGTCGTGCAGCTCGTCGTCGTCCTGCGGACCCTGGTCGTGGAGCCTCTGCTCAAGCTCCCGCTGGGCCTCGAACAGCTCGTGAAGTTCGTCGTCCGACAGATTCCCCAGGAGCGCGAGCATCCCCTCGGGCGTGTCGGGGACCTTCGGCTTCGAGAGGTTGTGGAGATCGCTCACTCGTCCACCTCGTCCACCACTTCGGCATCGACGATCGTCTCGGATTCGAGACGGCGCCGGAGGATGGACGCGGAGGCTCCGGAGGTGAGCTTCTGGGACAGGATCGACAGAAGTTCGTCGCGCGAGTGCTGCTTGGCCTCGGACTCTTCTTCCCGGAGGACCATCTTCGCTTCCTCGCGCTCGATCTCGTGCAGGGCCATCGCGCCCTTCAGCCGGATCGAGATCGGCTGGCTGTCGTCGATCGCATCCTTGAAGACCTGGATGATGTCGCGCGCCATCTCATCGGTCTGCGCGGCGTCAGCGACACGCTCAGAGACGCGCTTCTTCTTCGGTCGGCCGCCCATCCGACCGAACTTCGCACCGCCGAATGTGCCTGCTGCGTGACGCTCACGAGCGAGCCGGGACAGCTTGTCGCGGGCCTCGGGCGACAGCTCGCGCTTCTTCTGCCCATTCTGCTCGCTCACTTGCCGCCACCCAGGATGCGCGCGGCGAGGCGCAGGTTGGCGATGATCAGGTCACAGTGGGCATTCACGAGCTTGGCCAGCAGCTCACGCTCGGCACGCCTCGCGTCGGCATTCTTCTGCTCGGCCATGTAAGGCACATGGTACCCACTCATCAAACCTCTGGGTACAGGATGTATGTAATCTCCGGAGCGTTTGCAATGTGGGCCACCTCGTCCACCATGCTGAGGTGGATCTTGCTCTGCTCGCCCGACCGCACCCCGTAGATGCGCCGCGTGAGTGCGTCGCCCAGTTGGGTAGTCGTAGGACGGCTGCCGTTCAGGCTCTCGAACCACTCGATGAACGGCCCGGCGTCCACGAGAGGCGTGTCGTCGATGACCTTGCGGTTCTCGAAGAGCTTCACGCGCGGCTGAACGCCAGCAGCTCGGCGACGGCCTTCGGAGTAGATCCTCTGGTACTCGCGCCAGTTCTCGGCGTACTCGGGATCATGTGCCATGCGCCAGCGATGACGCTCACGGCGCCGGTGCAGAGCATCCTCACGGCTCATCTTCTGTCGAGGCTTGTCGCTCTTGCGCTGTGCGACGCGGTTGCACGACTGGCAGACGCCCTGCCACTCTGTGGGGTTGCCCTCTTCGTCACGGCGCCGGACATGGAAGTCGATCAGCAGGCGCCAGCGACCGCACTTGCCCTGACAGAACTTTCTGCCGAGGACCACGAAGTCCTTCTTGTTGGCGGGCGGCTTGTGGCGCGGGCAAGTGCAGCCCGGCTCGCACTTCCGCCGGTAGGGCTTGTGGATCTGACCGCCACGCTGTCGTCGCCGGTGCTGTTCCTCTTCGCTGAGCTTCAGCCCACGACGGCGCATGTGCTTGACCAGAGTCGCGGCGGGGATCCCGAACGTCTCGCGAACCTTTCGCTGTGACATCCCCCTCATGTACTCGTCTACTGCACGGTCAATCAACTCGATTGGATGTCTCATTCCACCGTGTAAATACGAATAAATGTAGCGGGCCACTCACCCCAGTTTCTCTCCAAGGCGGCCCGCACAAAGCGAACGTCGTCGCGGTATGCCCGCGAGTTCAGTGCATCACACACCAACTTGAGCGCGTTGTCCAGGTCAGGCTTCTTGCGCTCGGGATACGGGTGCTTCTGACCCTCAGTAGAAAGCGACCCGTCCTTCTTGAAGTGCCCCTTCGGCCGGACGACCGTGATCTGCATCTCGATGCCCAGCGGGGCGTCGTCCGGCATCCGAGGCTCACCCTGCTCACGCCAGACTGCCCGCACGTCGTTCTCGCTGATGATGTTCGAGGGCGGCTGGTGGACCTGGCCGGTGACCTTGTTGAAGCGGGGACGCTGCTTCGTTGCAGCATCCCCGCTGATCTTCAGCTTGATCTGCGCGCGCGGCAGCGCCAGGAAGGGGTTAGCTTCCGGGGCGGCCACGACCGATCTTCTGCCCGGACTGCTCCCACTCGTCCTGGCGCATCGTGTGGATCCGCGACATCTGCTCGACGAGCTTCTGGTAGGCGTCGCGCTCCTGCTTGGCCTGGGCCGAGAAGATCTCGTGACGACGCTGCTGGCGGCGCCACGACACGATCGCATCGTCGGCCTCGATCTCGGCTTCGAGGATCGAGACTCGCTTCTCCTTGCCGTTCTCGTCGTACTTGTCGCTGGCGTTCAGCAGATCCCGGTGGATCTCGTCGGCGGCCTGCTTGCAGTGGGTCGCCATGCGGTCCTCGTACTGGACGATGAACGCCTTGTAGTAGGCGAGCTGGGCGTAGGCCCAGTGGAGCTGCTGAAGCTCGCCGTTGCCGACCTTGGTGATGTCCCACGGCAGCTCGGGGATGTCGTCCTGCGGCGGGGGCGTCGGCATGACGAGCCGATCCCGGCGCAGTTCGGCGTCCACGGTCTCGCGGAGCTTGGCGTAGTCGCTCGGCTCCTGCTCGATCGTCTCCTTGACGGTCGGCTGAGGCTCGGCGGGCGTCTCGGTCTCGACGGCCGTCTCCGGCTCCGGCGTGACCGGCTCTTCCGGCTCGGGCTTGGTCTCCGGCTCCGGGTCGGGGGTGGCGGGCGTCTCCGGTTCTGCCGGTTCTGCCGGTGCCGTGGTGTCCGTGGCACCCTTGCCGGTCTCGCCCGCTTCCAGCTTCTCGGCGGCCTTGGTCAGCGTGCCGATGATGCCCACGCGACGCTTGTGCGCGTGCTCGTAGGCCCAGACATTCGCGAGCAGATCACGAAGCTCGGCCTCGTCGTACTCCGTGACGGCCGCCTCGATGCCCTTCTGAATGTCAGCAGCCTTCTCGGCCTCGTAGCCGTCCCACGGCTCGACCTGCGCGAGATCCACCGGCTCGTCGGCGCCGGTCTCGGCTACGGTTTCGGTCGGCGGCGTGGCCTGAGCAGCCCCCTGGGGGTCAGGCTCGGGTTCCGGCTCCGGCTCTGCGGGCGGGGCCGTGGCCTCGGGTTCTGCCGGGGCGGCACCGTTGCCGTTCAGCGTCGCCTCGGCGATCTTGAGGATCGACTCGACCTCGGGGCCGCGCACGTACTGGTTCCACGCGGTCTGTGCCATCTCGACGAGGCTGGTGGCCTCTTCGACGGCCTTGGCGTCGTCCTCGGGGATCGGCGCCTCGTAGGTCTGATCCGCCTTGGCCTGGGTGAGAATCGCCCTGGCTTGCGTAGCGTCCAACTCGTTCTCCTTCCGATACCAGACACCCGGAACCAACTCGTAGCACCCCGCCGCCTCCGCAACGCTGTACGCCGCGTCAGTGGCATCGCAGTACGTGATGGCTTCGAGGGCGTCTTTGACTAGTTCCTCTGGGTTTCCTTCTACACTGTTGCTACGCGCTGTCTGCTGAATTGCTGACTGTCGCGCCGCGCTCAGGTACATCGCTGGATGCTTGGATCTTAGCGGATTCTGCCACGTCAGCCCACGTCTTGGCCACACGCCACCGGGCCTTGGCGGGGTCGTAGTCCGGGCGGTGCCGCTGTGTCCGATTGACGCCGACCGATTCGGACAGCGTGAAGATCTTCTGCTCGTGATCGAGCTTGCACGTCTTCTTGTAGTTACAGAACTGACACGGTGGATAACTCCACCGCCAGCCCATCGGGTGCTTCGTGCCGAGGACCGGACTGGGCAGAATGTCCTCGTCGAAGAGCTTGGCCCACTCCTTCAGGCGGGCGAGGCCCTGCTCGAAGAACTTCGGGTCGTAGTCCACGCGGAACTCGGCCGTGTGGATGGGGTTGTCGCGCGAGAGGTAGAAGATGACGCCGTGGTCCACGGGGTCAAGATCTGCCCACAGCTCGCCGGACTCCTGAGCTGCGCGGACGAGGCCAAGCTGGGCCTTGATCTGGGTGACGTGGTTGGAGTCGGGACCTTGGGCGCCGACCTTCATCAGCTCGATCACGCGGTGGAACTTGCTCTTGATCTCCACCGGCAGCGGCTTGTTCCAGCCGGGCGGCAGAATCACGCTGTCCACGGAGCCGGTCATGCGGGCTTCCTCGACCTCGAAGCCGGTCTGGATGGGGTCGTCCGGCGGGGCGCTGAGCAGAATCCCGGCGGCGTGCCACTTCGAGACCAGCTCGATCTCGACGCCCTTCCCGGCGGCGGCCGTCACCGTGAGCATCCGGTTCGGCGGCGCGTCCTGGGCGAAGTCCATCATGCGGTAGAGCGACTGCCGGGGGCAGGCCATCGGGTCGTCGCCGGGGAACTGCGAGGCGTGGAAGGAGACGTGCCACGGGCGCCCGTGCGGGGCGTCGCCGTGTTGGTTGCGGAACTGGTCCCAGAGGATGTCGTGGTAGAGGCTCTGGGTCAGCGGCTCGACGAGACGGAAGACCTGCATCCTCGACAGCATCTCGACGCGCGTGAGCTTGCGGAGCTGCATCGTCGAGCGCAACTTCATGGAGAGGATCGTCTTTCTGTCGTAGATCATCGAGACTCGATTCTGTCGATCATCGACAGCGGCATTTCCAGTCGGGATCGACTGCCCTGGACGGTGATCCAGTCGTCGAGCTTGGTGATGACGCCCTCGTGTTCTGCCGTGCCGGGACCGTAGGCACGATCGTACTGCCAGTGAACACGGACTCGATCGCCGACCTTCAGCCCCTCGGCAGGGTTTCCGGCCCGCGATTCTCGGGCTTGACCTTGTAGCCCATGTTCAGCAGGGCGTTGATGTCGTTGTCCCGTGCGCCCTTCCAGTGGAACGACTTGTGGACCTTGCGGCCCTTCGGGTCGGTTCCAACGATCCGGTAGGGGCGCTTGTACCAGCCCTTGCCCCTGACTGGCATCAGTCGTCGTCCTCTGCGTCAGTCGGGACAGTGAAAGCCAGCTCGACGAAGTGAAGTTCATCAAGTTCGGAGATCACCTCTTCGATCGTCTCGACCTGGACCACGCCGGGCAGGTGCCAGAAGATTGAGTCGCGCTGGCAGCCGGGCAGAATGATCGCGGGCTTCTCGTCGCTGACCGCCATGCCGAACTCGATCAGGGCGCCCATCAGCTTCTCGTGCCCGCAGAGGACCAGCGCGTCGGCGTCCCAGACGCCCTTCTGCTCGCGCTGAGCGAGCGCCTGGGCCTGCTCGGGATCGTCCCGCCAGGTCTTGCCCTCGTCGGCGTCGCGGATCTCGCCCTCGTCACCCCACCACTTGAACGTGATGAGATGACCGGCGTCCTCGATGGCGTCGGCGATCTGCTCCGCGCGCGCACGGTCCTTGATGGACGCGGCGACGTAGACCTTCATGTGACCGGCATCCAGTCGGACTCGGGCGGCAGCGGTCTGTCCTCGACCGCCGTCCAGTAGCCGAGATAGTAGGCGTAGCTCACGGCCGCCACGAAACTAAGACCCAGCAGAATCTTTGTCTTCACGCTTCCACACCTCTCTGTCCGAGACGATCGTTTGCGGGCACTTCTCGTTGACGCAGATGCCCTGCCAGACGCCATGCAAGCCCTGGAACTTGATGGCCTCGCCGCACTTCGGACACGTCGGAGTGATCGGCTTCACTCAGCCGAGGACTCGTTCATGCGCACGACGTACCAGCGGTAGGGGCCGCGCGGGGACTTGATCACGCGGATCCACTCTCCGGCCTGCCCGGCTTCCTCGAAGGCGCGCTCGAAGCGATTCTGCCGCATCCGTGCGGTCCTGCGCAGGAAGTGGCGGCTGAGGATGACGTAGCCGTTCTTCATCGGTCGGATCCCTCTCCGTGGATCAGGTTGGCGGCCTTCCGGGCGGCCAGCTTGTCGATGTTCTCCTGCGCCACGTCGCCCAGGTCGGCGCCGATTTCTGTCGCGACCTGCGCGGCGTACCAGAGCACGTCGCCCAGCTCCTTGAGGATCTTCACGCGGCGCTCGTTGGTCACGGACTCGCCGTCGTCGCGCCACGTCTTCTTGACCTGCTCGGCGGTCTCGCCAGCCTCACCGGAGAGACCGAGAGCGGCATAGGCCAAGCCGGTGAACTCGCCCTGGCCGGGGTAGACGGCGGTCTCTGTGGCCCTCGCCTGATACTCAGTGAAATCCATCAGCGCCCTCGCTTCTTCTTGGTCGGCCGGATCAGCCAGCGGTTGGCAACCTTCACCTCGCCCGCCTGAATCTGCTGACGCACGTCGCCGGTGTCCTTGTCGATCCGGCTGACGTGGACGATTCTGCCGTCAGACAGGGTGGCCATGTCGCAGGGGTCGTAATGCTTCTGGCGCCCGCAGAGGTTGCACCACTTCATGCCGGGATCTTAGCACCATTTCTGCCTGAGAGGCGGTAGTGACGAACGACCTGTCGCGCGCTGACGTGGAAGTAGGTGATGTTCGAGTGGAGAGGGAGGATCCGTAGCTCACGGCCCTCCTTCTCCTGAACCTCAGCGTAAAACCGGCGGCCCTTCACGTCGCAGAACACGATGTCGCCGGGCCGAACTCCCTGAAGCTGCATGTGACTGTTCCTTTCGGTCCAGGCACATTATAGCAGATTTTCCAGCGAGTCACCTCAGCGACGCAGCGAGTGCAGCCTTGCGAACCTCTTCTTGGAAGGACAGATCGCCCAGTGCGAACATGCGGAGCTGCTTCTCGCCCTGGAACTTCTGCTCTTCCCCGCCATCGGGCGTGTAGTAGTAGTACGCGCCCCTGGACTGAACCACGCCGTAGTGCTTGGCCGCCTTGACGATCTCGAACAGGCTGTCGAACTGAAGCGTGTCCAGGTCGAGGCGCATCGCTGCGGTGCGGAACGGGCGGCACACGCGGCTCTTCTCCACGCGGCACTTCACCTCGTAGCCGGACGGCTCCATCATGCCGGAGCTGCCCTTGGCCTGCCCGCCCTTCTCGTCGAGGAAGCCCTTGTCGTTGCGGTGCAGCCAGGACCCCTTGCGGAACGACACGGACATGCTGGACTGGTGATCGAAGACCTTGCCACCGGCAGGCTCGTCTGAGCCGGTCTTGAAGTTGACGCGCACCTGGTCGATGAGGATGACCGTGTGCTCCGTGGAGTTGAAGCGCTCGTTCAGTCGGCGGAAGACCTTGCCCCAGGCGCGCGCCGTGATGCCGGGGCGCCAGTCGCGGATGTCGGCGTTCAGCTCGTCCTCGGACACGGCGATCGAGCACGAGTCGATGACGTGGAAGTGGCAGACCTGGAACATGGCCTCCATCTTCTCGCCGATCTCTTCGACAGAAGTTCCCTCGACCAGCGTCAGCTCGTCGATGTTGACGCCGATGTTGTCCCTGGCGAACTTCGGGTCGTACTGCTTCTCGACGTTGTAGTAGGCACACAGCATCCCCATGCGCTGCGCGTGGCCCAGGACGGTCAGGGCGCGCAGGGTCTTCGTGCTGTGGTAGCCGCCGTAGAAGCGGGTCCAGCGGCCGACCGGGATGCCACCGCCAGTGGCCACGTCGAGTTCGAGGCTGCCAGTGGGGATGCGAGCTGGGTGCTCGAAATCATTCCCACGACGGATGTCGCCCTCGTACTTCCGGTTGACCCGCGCGACGATCTCGTCACGCAGTTCGGGCTGTACGGACATGTCTCTCCTATGCGGTCGCCGGTTCCGGCTGGGACTCAGCCAGTACCGCCACGTCGGTCACGTCCCTCGCCACGACGGATACGAATCCATTCCACTCGTCGGTCTTGCCAGAGACCATGATGGTGTTGCCCTCGTGGAGCAAGTCGTCGAACTTGTTCAGGGCTTCCTTCCAGAACTTGATCCGCCACTCGTTCATCTCGAAGACGAGAGTCACGTTGGCGAACGGGTCACCCTTCTTCGTGGTCTTCTTCTCGACCTTGGTGACTTCGCCTCCGACGATCACGCTCGTCCCTGCGGCGTAGGAGGCTACCTCGTCCTGGGTGTAGATGTTGTCGCGGATCAGGTCCGCGTACTTGGAAGATCCTTCGGCCACGGTGAGGCTCATGCCCAGGCGCTCCTTCTCCCACCGCGCCATGATGTTGCCGCTCACGTCGTCGCGGACGCCGAAGCAGTCCATCGCGCCGCACTGTTCGAGCGCGAGGAACGCGGCGGCGTTGAGCGCCTTGGCGTTCACGCGCGAGCGCACGTCGTCGGGTGAGGTGAACTCCCCGAAGGCGCGCTCCTTGATCAGCGTGGCAGCGCCCACCTCGCCCAGCCCGTTGATGTGCAGCAGCCCCATGCGGATGGCGTCGCCGGAGACCGTCCAGCCGATCTGGGACAGATTCACATCCGGGGGCAGAATCTCGATGCCGCGCACGCGGGCCTCGCGGATCGCCGTCGAGACGAACTCCTGCTTCTCAGCAGGGGTGCCGCCAGACGGGTGACTGAGGATCGCCGCGTAGAACTCCATCGGGTACTTGATCTTCAGCCACATGTCCTGGTACGCCTGAAGTGCGTAGGAGGCCGAGTGCGACTTGTTGAATCCGTAGTGGCCGAACTCCAAGATCTTGTGCCAGATCTGGTCCGCCACCTTGTCCGGAATCTTTCGATCTCGACACCCGGCGAACCACTTCTTCTCGTACTTCGACATGAAGTCCTTGGCCGCCGTACCGCCCTTGATGCGGTACAGCTTGCCCATCGCCTTGCGCATGTCGTCGGCCTCGGCGCCAGTGAAGCCGCCAAGCTGCTTGGTGATCTCCATGACCTGCTCCTGGTAGGCCACGATTCCGTAGGTCTCCGTGAGCACCGGCCTGAGCAGATCGTGCCAGGTGTCCCAGGCTTCCTCGCCGTGCTTGTGCTTGGCGTAGTCCCAGGTGACGCCACCCTTCATCGGCCCCGGCCGGTAGAGCGCGTTGGCTGCGGCCAGGTCGAGCGCCGTGTCAGGCAGAATCGAGCGGATGAGGCTGGTGATCCCGCGCGAGCCGAACTGGAAGACGCCGATCGTGTAGCCCTTCTGGAAGCCCTCCATCACGTCGGGATCCACATCGCTCGGGTCGCGTAGGGCGGCGAGCGAGTTCAGATCCACGTCGATGCCGTGGCGCTCCTTGATGAACGTGCAGGCGGCGTCGTGCTTCGTCAGCCCGGTGATGCCCAGGGCGTCGATCTTGACGAAGCCCATGTCGCTGATCGCCTGAAAGTCAGCGGCGTCCGACCAGGACGTGACGAGATCGCCCTTCTTCCCGCGCTCCAAGGCCATCCGCTCGATGACCGGCTCGCGCATGATGACGATCCCGGCGGCGTGCTTGCCCGCGTTCGAGACGGTCCCTTCGAGCCGCTGCGCGTGGCGGAACAGCTCGGGGTACTTGTCCTTCGCCTCGGCCAGCTTCGGCAGAAGTGGCAGAAGTTCCTCGATCGTCGTCTCTTCGGAGTCCTGCCGGATCTCGATCGTGTCCGTGACGGCCTTCATCTCCGTGTAGGGCAGATCGAGCACGCGGCTGACGGCTTGCAGGACCGACTTCGGCTGGAAGCGCGCGTGCGTGATGATGTCGGCGACGTGATCCTGCCCGTACTTCGCGGCCAGGTACGCCTTCACCTCGCCGCGCCGGTTGGAGTCGAAGTCCAGGTCGATGTCCGGCAGGCCCTTGCGCTCGGGATTGAGGAAGCGCTCGAAGAGCAGACCCCAGGAGATCGGGTCGATGGCGACGATCCCCACGAGGTAGGAGATCAGGCAGCCTGCGGCAGAGCCACGGCCCAGCCCAACGCGGATCGGCTTCTTGTTCCCCTTCTGTCCGGGGAGCGGGTCGTAGCTCTTGGCCCACCGCACCACGTCGGCGACCATGACCATGTAGTCGATGACGCCCTTGCTCTTGAGGATCGCCCACTCGCTGTTGATGCGGTCGATGTAGATCTGCTTCGGCCACTTCTCCCAGTGGGACTCGGGGTACGTCTCGATGAGACGGTCCATACCCTCCTGGATCCACCGCCAGAGCAGTTCCTCCGGCTCACCGCCGACGCTCTCGGCGACCTTCGGGAGCTTGTCGGTTCTGTCGAGCATGAACGGCGTCGTCCGCTGGGTGAACAGCACCGTGTTGTTGATGGACTCGTCCACCACGTTCTCGGGAATGTCCGGGTGGAAGTTCTGGAACCAGAGCCGCATCTCTTCCTCGTGGCAGAGGTAGAGGTTGGGCGACTCTTCGGTCAGGTAGCCCGTGGTCAGCTTCTCGACTCGCGTCTTGGCCTGCTCGATCTTCCCCTTCTGTCGATCGACCTTGGTCGAAGCCTTGTCCAGTTCCTTCTGCAACGTCTTGACGACCTTCGGATCGCCGTGCGTCTCGCCCATCTCCAAGGCGGCCTCGGCGGCGTCGTACTCGGCGATCAGTTCGGTCAGCTTGCGCTCGGCGTCTTCGACACCCTTCTGGGCCTTGCGGACCTGCTGAGGCGTCGTGGCGGACCCCAGCATCTTGGCGATCTTCTGAGTCTCAGCCCACTCCTTGTAGGGGAAGTGGGCATCGTTCGTGGCCAGCAACGGGATCGACTTCTCCATCGCGATGCCGACCAGTTCGAGATTCAGCGTGCGCTGGTCGTCGAAGTCGTGCGGCATGATCTCGATCCAGAAGTCGTCGCCGAAGATCGCCGTCATCTGGTCGATGTAGTTCCGCACGGCGACAGAATCGCCCAGCAGAATCAGGTTGCTCAGCCACGAGCTGACGCACGCGGAGCTGCACGCCAGGCCCTCGCGGTAGCGCGTCAACAACTCCATGTCCACGCACGGGTACTGGTAGAACCCGCCGCCGTCTTCCACGTCCGCGTAGGCCGTGCTGACGAGCTTCAGCAGGTTGTGCCAGCCCTTGAGGTTCTTCGCGTAGAGGCAGAGGTGCCACGCATCGCGCTGCTTGAACTTCTTCGCGAGCGCGCGGTTCGGTCGGTAGTACGCCTCGACGCCGGTGATGGGCACGATCGCGTCGTGGATCTTCTTGCCCTTGACCTTGCCCTTGCACGCCTCGATGTGGTGCAGGGCGCCGGAGAGGGTGCCGTGATCGGTCTGCGCGAGGGCGGGCTGACCCAGCTTGGCGGCCTGCTCGGCGTACTGCTTCGCGGTGCCAACTCCGTCGAGGCGACTGAACTCGGAGTGGCGATGAAGGTGGACGAACGCCACGCCGTGAGTCTACGCCAGCCCCGCCTTGCGGCGGATGTCCAGGGCCAGGTTGTGAGCGCTGACCACCTCGTGGGCGATCTCGCTGTCGTCCATCATGCCGATCAGGTGATCCTGGTCTGACGCCTCTGGGCCAACCATCGCGTAGATCGTGCGGCCCAGCTTTCTGCCCACGCGCCACTCCAAGTCGATGAAGGGGATCATGCGGCGCTCCCCAGCAGGGCGGCGTTGTCCTCGTAGGGGATCTCCTTGCGCATCTGCACCCAGCCCCGGAAGTTGCCCTCGAACTCGTCCTCGGGATGGTGCGTGCCGTCGTTGACCATCGGACGCGCGACGTGCTCGAACGGCGACAGGTGACCGCTGTCGCGCAGGCGCACGGCCCGCTGCTGCGTGGTCTCCACCGGCTCGTCGTCGTGCTGGCGGTCATAGCTCACGCGCGCGCAGCGCGAGGCTGAGAGCATCTTCGTGAACTGGACCATCTCTTCCTCATCGGCGCCGCCCCGCTTGCGGGCGTCGCAGAGGGAGGCCAGCTCGTGATCCTTGACCAGTGGCAGATGCCACCAGCCGTAGTCGAGCGGCTGAGGCTCAGAGGCGTCCATCGCGGCACGCATCTTCTGCGCGAGCAGACGGAACTCGGGCTGAGCACCCTCGTTGTCCCGGAGCGCGTAGAAGTTCTCCCACTCCGTCGCCGAGATGATCGCCGTGTGCCACATGAACGGTTCGAGCAGGCGGTTCGCGCGGCTCTTGTCCACGTTGAGCTGGGCCAGCATCTCGGCGGCGTTCACGGCGTCGTCGCGGGCGGCCAGCCACCAGAGACGGGCCTCGTTGGCAGCAGCCTCGTCGAGCGCTTCGCCGACACCCATGCCCTTGACCCGCTTATTGAATGTCAGCGGAACGAACGGGTTGGAGCGCACGCGCTCGATGATCTTCTCGGTCGGGATGGCACGCGACGAGGCCGAGTTTCTGCTCAGCATCCGGTGCGTGTTCAGCTCGGCCAGGATGAAGCGCGGGAAGGTGGTTTCCAGCGTGGTCAGGCGGACCCCATCCGGCGAGATGGAGTCCGCGAGGACGGCGGCGTGGAAGTCGCTCACTTCAGGAACGGGTTCGGCTTGGACTCCTTCGGCTTCCCGTTGGCCGGGGCCGGGGCCGCTGCGGCAGGCTCAGCGGGCTGATTCGGTCCCTCGGCCAGCAGGACAGAAAGCTCCTGCCGCTGCTCCGAGGTCATCTTCGTGATCAGCTCGGTCGCCAGGTTCACGAGCGCGTCCCCCGTGAAGGGGACGTGGCACATGATCTGGCTCTCTTCGTCGAGCAGATTGATCTGGACGCCGGAGTCGCCCTCTTCGATCGGGTCAGTGCCCCACTTGCAGTTGGTGAAGATGATGCGGATCACGCAAACACCTCTCCGTAGGTTTCGGTCATCATGTCGTCGATCAGCGAGTGCAGATCGTCGATGGATGAGTTGTTCAGGATTACGTGGTCGATCAGCTCTGTGGGCAGATCGAGTTCGCTGGCGTGGTTGCCCTCGTTGTCGCCGAGACCGCCGTTCTCGATCGGCCGGACGACCTTCCAGATGTTGCCCTTCAGCGTGCGGATCCTCATCGCCTCGTTGACGAAGCGCGCGTCGGTCACGACACAGATCTCGGGCGGATCGACCGAGAAGTCCATCTCCCCCCGGAAGTTCATGGGCCAGCGCATGGTCGTCTTGCCGGTCGGCTCCATGCCGACCGTCTGAGGGCCGACAGTTCCCTCCGTGTAGCTGTCCACGGGCAGAAGCGCGTCCACCCAAAAGTCCTCGCCGAACACGTCGCGATGACCTTCGGTGCCGTAGCGCTGAAGCGCCTGCCTGCCGGTGATCGAGTGCTCGATCGTGGTGTCGGTGCCGTGCTCGTCGAAGACGCCCCACGACACCGCAAGGCGCGATGCCGACTCGTGGCCCTTCAGCGTGTTGCACCAGTTGACCGCCTCGTCCAGCCCGCAGTCCGGGATGAAGAGACGTGCGAAGCTGAGCTTCAGCGCGTCGGCGAACCCGCGCCGTGCGGCGCGGACGCCGCGCTCGGAGGCCCACTTGTGGATCCCCTCGAACGCGGTGTCCTTGCCTGCGCCCAGCCGACCGTGGAGGCCGATCAGGACGGTCATGCTGCGGTGAGCTTGACCCTGGTCTTCGTCTCGACGGTCGCCGTGACGACCGTGAGGTTGCGATCGGGGACGACGGCCACCTTCGCCTCGCCCTTGCCGACCTGCTCGGCCAGCGCGCTGTGCTCGCCGGGGTTCTCGATGAACGCGCCGACTGCCTGCTCGGCGAACCGGCCCTCGAACTGGCCGAGGTACGGCTGAAGCGTCCCGTCTTCCTGGCGCTGGTACAGGTGGTACTTCGCCTTGGCCTTCGGCGCCTTGCCGTTGGTCTCGGCTGCTGCTGCCGGGGTCGCCCCCGGTCGCGTGCGGTCTGCCATGTGTCTCCCTTTTGGTGAGAGCTAGTGGACTACGATCCCGGCCTGCTCCGCATGAACGGGTTCGGTCGGGACTCGGGCGCGGCCTGCCCGCCGTTACCGGCAGACTGCCCACCCTGGCCGAGAGCCTTGAGAAAGTCCTCGTAGCTCGGCGGCTTGATGAACTCGTTGAGGTCGTACTTGTCCTCGGCGAGCTTGTTCTCTTCGTCGTCGAGCGCGGTCGGCCCGGCGTCGATGTCGGCGGGCACGATGATGTACTTCGTGTCCAGACCGCTGCCCTTGCGCTTCACCTTGAAACGCCGGGACATGAGGCCCTTGTAGTTGGCGTTCACCTCTTCCAGTTCCTCGAACAGACGGATCCCGGAAGACCAGAGCGCCACCTGGGCCTTGTTGCCGATGACCACGGGGTCATTCAGCCTGTCCTTGACGATCTTGTTCTCCGCGTCCCGCTTGAAGATCGGGGCGTCGAACCAGACCAGGTTGACCCAGCCCTTGAAGCGGCGCGGGAGATCCCGCTCGCAGCCGGGGCAGGGAGTGCCGTCTCGCTCCTGGTCCAGACACGGAACGTCACGGCCCCACTGGCGCCCTTCGACGGGCACCTCGTGGCACTGGCAGCAGGCGACATCATCGTCCTGCTCCAAGAAGCGGACGATGGATTCCTCGCCCGACTTCAGGCGGAACCAGAGCGCACCGGCTCCGGGACCGCTGGTGCGACGGGCTTCGAGTTCTGCCGAAGCCTGTCGAACTGCTCCAAACCCACGCGGCAAATCTGTCTCCTTCCTTCTGCTCTTGCAGGTTCCGTCAGGTTCCTGCCGCGTATGCAGGGATCTTAGCACTTCTGTCGGGCAGATGTTGCGACCGAAGTTGTCTTCTGAAGACCGACTCGGCGTCGCCGATCAGCTCCTTCAAGACGCCGATCTGATCCTTCTCCTGGTACTCGGCGGCGTCCATCTGGTGCTCGGGCACCATCTCCACCGGCATCCCCGGCAGCATCTCCACGATGCCGGGGTGCCACCGGCCCTCAGAATCTTCCCAGCCCCACACGGCACGCAGCCCGGCGTCGTCGTCGTCGAGGTAGAGCGTCACCTTGCTGGCGATCTTGCGCAGGATCATCGCCTGCTCGCCGGTGAAGTGGCTACCGTTGATGGCGACTGCGGGCAGGCCCGTGCAGGACCGCACCGCTACTGCGTTCAGCTCGCCCTCGCAGACGATCACCTCGGACCCCGGTTCGACCCGGTGGGCGCCGAAGACGACCCGGCTGGGGAAGTAGCGCTCGTAGCCGTAGCGTGCAGCGGCCTTGCCGCCGCCATCGCCCAGGACGAGGTACTTCGGGTGGCGGCCGTCGTGCGCGCGCGCCTTGAACCCCACGAGGCGGCCCTGCTCGTCGCGCACGGCGAACGTCACGCGGTCGCTGGTCTCGTCGTAGCCGAACTCCCAGGTGTCGAGCGCTAGCGGGTCGAAGCCGCGTTCGAGCATGTAGTCCGTCGCCGGGTGGCCGTTGCCGTTCTCCCAGTGGTAGTACGCCTCGTCCCAGCGCAGGGCGTAGCGCTCGATCAGCGTCTCGGGCAGAAGAGGCTGCTCGCCCTCGCTGTCCGGCGGCGTCCAGATCTTGCGCACCTCCTGGACCATCCCGCGCGCGTCCGGGTTGATGCTGCCGGGGGCGTAGCGCTCGCGGAGCATCCTGATGGCTTCCAGGCGCGAGACGCCGAGGGTCTGCTCCGTGAAGTGGATCGCGTTCCCCTTGGCCTTGCAGCCGTGGCAGAAGAACGCCGTGGTGCCGTCGTTCATGTAGCAGGAGGGCGACTCGTCGGTGCCCTCGTGCGACGGCAGCGGGCACGAGAAGCGCCACTCGCGCTCCGTGGCCTTCGACAGATTCCGGACTTCGAGGCAGTCCAGGAAGTCCTCTACGTCGATTCGGCTCGGGTCAAACGTCGGCATCGTAGGCGGCGAACTCCGGCCCGTGCAGACCCTTGAAGCTGCCCGCGACGACGGCGCCCAGCTTCGCGAGCATCGGCCCCAGCAGATTCCCGTCCACGTAGACCTGCGCCACGTCGCGGCCGTACTTGTCGCGGCCCATGAACTCCACCTCGATCTTCGAGGCGGCGGTGAGGATCTTCTCGGCGATCAGGCGCGCGTCGTGGCCGGAGACGCGCTGAGCGTCAGCAGCCCCGCCGATCTCCACAGCGCTGAAGCCGAAGAGGCGACAGTCGCACACGATCGCGCCGTTGCGGAAGGCGTTGTTCTTGATGTCCACGAGGAACCAGTACGTGTCGCCGTCGTGGACCGCGCTCTTCACGGTCGGCGGCTTCCACAGCATGGCGTTCGCTCGAATCGTCGTCATCCGACTGCACCTCCGGGACGCTTCCTGTGCTTCGGGACCACAGGCCGGTCAGGGACCATAGCGTCGAGCACCTGCTGGCCGAAGCCGCTCTCACCCTGGGCCTCGGCAGATTCGCCGCCGTTGCTCCGGGCGAACTTCTCGCTGTGGCGCTTCTCGCGGAAGGTGAACGTGTCGAAGTCCCACACGGCGTTGTCGATCTGCGCGAGGCGGCCGTCGCGGTTCTTCGAGAGGCGGATCTGCATCTCCTTGGCCTCGCGCATGTCGTCGTCCTGGAACAGCCCCAGGAGGATGTCCGAGTCCTGGGCGATCGACAGCGAGTAGCCGATGTTGTCCATCTCGGCGCCGACCTTGGCCCCGGACCGATTCGACTGCGCGGCGGCGAGGATCGGGATCTTCAGCGTGCGAGCGTTCTGCTTCAAGTCCTGCGTGATCTCCGTGAGGCTCTGCCACTGGGAGACGTTTCTGCTCGGGCGCGACGAGCGCATCAGGCTCAGGTAGTCGATCACCACGAGGTCGGGCTTGTGGCGCACGGTCTCGGCGAAGACGTGATCCGGCGTGCAATGCCGGATGGAGTCGATCACCGGAATGTCAGCAGACTTCTCGCGAATCTGCTCAGCCTTCTGGCGCCACGTCTCCATCTGCTCGTCGCCGAGTTCCATGCGCTTGAGCGCGTAGTAGTCCAGCGCCGTGGCCATCGCGTCGAACCGGCGCAGCAGAGTGGCGGCCTCCATCTCCAAGCTGATGATCAGCGGGGTGAAGCCGCGCAGGTAGGTGTTGAAGGCGATGGCTTGCAGCAGGGTGCTCTTGCCGATGCCGGAGAACGCCATGACGGTGACCATCTCGTGCGGCTGGATGCCGCCGGTCCAGTCGTCGAGCGAGGGGAACGCCGGACCGAACGGGATGCCGGTGGCCTTGCCCTCGGCCTTGCGCTTCTCGTACTCGTCGATGCGCTTCCCCATGTCGGAGAAGCGCGAGACCATCGTGCTCGGGACCAGTGTCGCCAGGTGCCTACTGACTTCCAGGAAGTGCAGGTCAATCTCCGGACCGATTTCCGGGTCCTCGGTCAGCGCAGCGAGTTCGAGCACCTTCTCCTGCGCGACGCGGCGCTTGACCCACACGATGAACTTGTCGATCACCCAGTCCAGCGCGTCCTGGACGTGCTCCCACTCGAACTTCGGTCGGTCGGCCTTGACGGCGACCATCGTGGGGGCGTTCTTGTAGTTGCGCGCGAAGTCGAGCATGTACTCGTACATGTCGCGGCACTCGGGATCCTCGAAGTGCTCGATACGGATCCCCTTGGATACGGCCAGCTCAAGCTGACCCGTGGCGATGATCTTCGAGATCACCGCCCGCTCGATGTCCACAGATCTAGTCCTCCTGCGCGCGGAATACGAACGTGCGCGGGGGCACCGAGACCGTGATCTCCTTCCCTGCGATGTCGCTGTGGAGGACGCTGCCGTCCCCCTCGTAGGTCTCGCCGTCGATCTTGATCCCGCCGTGGCGCTCGACCGTCTGCATCGCTTCGAGGCGGCTCAGACCGAACTCGTTGGCGATGAGGTTGGGCAGGTAGACGCGGCGCTCTTCGCCCGGCTGCTCGGGCGCCTGGTCAGGCTGCTCCGGGGCGCTCGGGTCGCGCTCTTCAGTCGTCATGGCTCTCCTTGGTAAGAGTTACTTGCCGTTCTCGGCAGCGACCTGGCCCTGAAGCGATTCCATGACGAGGTTGCGCTGAACAGCAACCACGTCGGCCTCGGCGATCTCGGCCAGTTCGTTGAGGGCCTGCGCGATCGTAGCGCGCTGGGCGTCGGTGAAGTAGCTCTCGTCAGTGGTGAGAACTCGGTCGGCGTCGATCCACGCGGTGATCTGCACGGGGCCGACGCTGACGTTGGCGTACTGGCCGGTGGGGATCAGCTCGGCGGCGGTCATCACGATCTTCATCATGGGCTGACCGTTGACGCCTCGTGGAATGTCGCCAGTCTCAGCGGTCTCCACGACCTGCTTGGTGCGCTCATGCGCCTTCTCGGCCTTCTGCCGGGACTGGGTGTCCGGCTGACCGATTGTCTTCGACAGGAACGGGTTCGTTCCTTCTGCCATCGCTTCCTCCTGGGTTCCTAGACGGGCGCCGAATCTGCTGACCGACGACGAGGCCGCCGCATTGCGGTGATGGCCTTGTCGAGCTGCTTCTCCGTGGGGTTGTAGTGCGGCAGACCCTTGCCTGGCCTTCTGTCAGTTTCCTTCAACCACTTCTTGATGCCTTCGAGTTGTTCCGGGGTCCAGTACCGCCACCCACGATGGCCCCTGTGAGGCTGAAGATGTGCGGGCAGGAGACCAAGCTGCTCCCACTTCCTCAGCGTCGCCATGCGTCGGTTCAGCACCTCGGCAGCCTCACGGATGTAGATGCGCTCCGCGCGCTGCTGCTCTGGTTGCATAGGTACGATCTTAGCGCAATTTCTGCCCAAGCTCGATCGGCTCTCCGGCGAGCCACTTCTCGGTGTCCTCCCGACTCTCAGCAGAAAACAGGTTCGTGATGGGGATCCGCTCGGCGGTGGCGATGCGGAGCGCCTGCTCGGTACCGCCGGTGCCGTTGGACCAGCAGATGACGAACGAGGTGGTCGTGCTGGCACCGTTGCAGGTCGGCCCGTAGATCTGCTGACAGTTACGAGCGTGGAGGCGACGAGCGCCCTGCGAGCAGCGGTCCCACGCCGGGTGGAAGTGCTCTGCCAGCTCGTAGGCGCGCGCGGGCGCGTGCGTGTAGATCTTGCCCATGACGCCGACGTTGGCCTCGAAGCCCTCCCAGGGCAGAAAGATCTCGGCGTAGCCAGCGGCGCCGCGCTCGAACGCCTGGTCGGCGCCGGGGGCGTGTCCGCTGCGGAGCGTCCAGCCCTCCTGGCGCAGCTTGGCGGCGATCCTCTCCATCAGGACCAGCACGTCCGCCGGTGTCTTGCGGGATCCGATCCCTGCGTAGAAGTCAGCCATGAAGTAGAGGCCCGCAGCGACTCTCGGGAGGGGTAACTGCGGGCCAGTTCCGGATCAAGGACTCGAACCTCGATCTCGTGGTCCAGGGCCACGCGGGATGCCATTACCCCAATCCGGAATGGTAAGTCCCGCCCGGAGGACTCGAACCCCCATCGTACCGATCAAGAGTCGGACATCTACCAGTTGAACTAGAGCGGGAAAGATTCGGAAGTGCCGGGAACGAAGGCGGCTATTCCCCTATTGCGCGCTAGCACCTAATGCGGTGGCCCAGGTTCCCTGTGCTGTCCCCACCACGTCCTACGCGCACACCCGGCTTACGATCCAAGGGCAACGTAGGTCTGTTCGCGGCGGGTTTCGACCCCGCATCACCATCTTCACTCACGGGCGAACGAGCGCCCGGCACTTCCGATGGCGGGTGTGGCATCGAAGCCATTTAGCTCTCACGAGCCGACAGCGTTATGAGCGCCGTCGCCCAAACCTGGGCACCCGCTACGTCTCGGGCCGGTCGCCGGTACCAGCTCCGACCCGATGACGAGATCTTACCGAACGAGCGCTTGGCCCGTCAAGCGGTAGATCTTCTGCTGGCCCTGCACGCCGGTCTGCTCGATGAGCTTCATGGGCAGGAGCACCTTGGTGACTGCGCGGGACACGAGGGGCTGGCTCGCGCCGGTGGCCTCCATCATGTCCGCCTGCGTGAACTCGGTCTGCCACTCGGCAGCCGTCCAGATGTACTCGATGAGGGCGCCTGCGAGCGTGATGTCGCCGGGCTGGGGAGGACGCTTCAGCGTCTTGCTTGGGTTCATGCCAAGCCACATTACAGTGTAGTTTATTCTTGTCAAACTGTAATTTATTCAGTCGGGGAGCCAGGAATCGAACCTGGTCTGCCTGGTCCCAAACCAGGTGTGCCGCCGTGAACACTCCACCCCGAAGACTCGCGGGAGGGGATCGAACCCTCGTACTGGGCTTTGCAGGCCCGCCGGTAGCCGCTCCCGGCACCGCGAGTGGTATGTGAGGGGGTCGGACGGGGGTCGCACCCGCATTTGCCTGGTCCACAGCCAGGAGCCATTGCTGTCCTCGGCCACCGACCCATGCCCTGTGGTGGACTCGAACCACCGACCTGACGCTTGTAAGGCGCCTGCTCTAGCCGCTGAGCTACCAGGGCGGGTAAGTTTTCTGTCGAGCGCGCCCCCAGGGAGTCGAACCCCGATCCTGTGGTCCGTAGCCACATGCCTTGTCCATTGGGCCAGAGGCGCAAGTTTTCTGTCGAGTGGGGCCGGTAGGAGTTGCACCTACGACTTCCGGATCTTCACCCCGGCGCTCTACTGTCTGAGCTACAACCCCAGGTCACTACTAAGCTGGCCCGCAGGGACTCGAACCCCGATCTCAGCGATCAACAGTCGCGCGTGATGCCATTACACCACGGGCCAAGAGGCACTACTGAGAGTCAGCGGGCGAGCCGAGGATCGAACTCGGGGCTTCGGTTTTGGAGACCGAGATGTTGCCGCTACACCACTCGCCCGTGCGTATTTGCACACGGTCGAGGGAATCGCCATCGCGGGGCGACTCGTGCGAGTGGATGTCGGTGCCGTCGAAGCACGAGTGAGATCTTACAGAAGATTCTTCAGTCGTCAAGCCCCCGGCGGGAGTCGAACCCGCTCTCTCTGGCTTAGAACACCAGTGCCCAGTCCAGCACAGGCCACGGGGGCAGAAAAGGCGCCGGGTGCAGGGGTCGAACCCGCATGATCTCGCTTACAAGGCGAGC